GAGAAAAAAAATTCCAATCATCAGGTTTTACCATTAGTAACTTTTCTTCTTGAGTTAGATACTCAGGTATAGGAACCTCTCCACTTACAATACCCCACCAATGAGATTCATCAGGACTATTCGTATCCATAATGACACCATACCAACTTGGGCCACCATCTCTCATTGACGGAAAACGACCAACTCTCATTGTGCAAGCATCAACTATACTTTTTGATATTTCTCTTGCTTCATTAATCCATACACCAGTAAGCTCTAAAGATAATAACTTCTTTACATCTTCAGACTTATCAAGAGCCAGAAATATGACTTCAAGTTCTACTGTAGTTTCATCAGGCAGAGAAAAGCAAACATTATGAGTATAGGGAGGACTCCAAACAAACCTACCAAGATCATCACTAAACCAATCTCTCCAAGTTTTGATTGTTGTTGTTTTTAGTTGTGGATTTGTGTTTCTAATAATAGCCCAACGACTTCTTCTTACTTTCTGATCATTAGGTTTTTGCTTGATAGCTTTCCTCATGATCTCCATACAACAAGTAACTGATTTACCACTACCAACTGGCCCTCTTATACCACGAACAAAAGAACCATCTTTCATAAAGGATTTAGCAACAACCCCAGGTGGTTTGTAGTCTAGATTCATCCTAGTAACAGTCTACGTCTTGCTCCACCACCTTGCGATAACAAGCCACGTCTAGCAGCTGCACTAACACCAGTAGTTGTGCTATCTGTTTTATTTTCTGTTTGAATTTGTGATCCAGATGTTCCTACATTTCCAGATTCAGAAGAATTATCGCTACCAGCAACATCTTGTAATGCTTCAGTTGTATATCTGCCACTTGCTGAATCAAAAGAAACACCTGTACTTCTGCCTATTGGACTATAAGCACTTTCACCAGAGAATCTGCCTTCTCTTACAACACCACGATATTGACCATCACGATCAAAAACTGCATTACCACCTTTACGAAGTTCACCAGCTTGTTGTCGAAAAGCCAAACTTCTTACAAAACTAGCTGGTCTACCCAGAGGAAACATAGCTTCTCTCATATTCAGAACAGAGTTACCTCTTCGTTGACCTGTAAAGTCTTCGTTTTTAGCCCTGTCTTCTAAATCCATAGCTAAAGATATGTTACTTCTTACAGCTGGAGTTGGTCTGCTAACTGGTAAAGCCATCCCAGTTTCTCTTTCACTTCTTCTTGATGAGGCTTGTTGCTGGTTATAAGTGTCAAACCCTTGTTGCCTTTCTTTTCGATCTCTATTTTTTTTGGCTCTATTCAATTGCTCATTACTTATAGAGTTACCATCACCTCCATTTGAACTTCCCATATGATTCTCCTTAAAATACTTTTTTAGAGTAAAATTTTTTTTTGATATTTAACATTCACAAGTCTTTCATGTGTGTGGTTTACCCGTTATGTACCTATGTGCCGTATTTTCAAGTACTGCTTGCATATATCACTATACCACATGGGGCCCCTCAATCTACGTTGAAGTTTATGTTTACAGCTGTGTTCGCTTGCCTAGGTGCATCTACACGCATGCCAGCTCTATCCATCAGGTCTTTACTTGCTTCCAATCGTATGTAAGAGGACTTGGCTGTCAGTAGTTCCCTCATAGTTGCCAATGCTTGTGTCGCATCCCATCCCAGAGTCATCATGCTTAACTTCTGTCTGTACTCTATAACGTGTTGTTTTACAATGGTTTTGTACGCCCATGCTTTGTTTCTACCTAACCTCTTGCTTGCTTCTGTTGGGTTGCAACCATCATGCAACATCATGTGTACTAATTCAGCTTGTGCATCAGTTATCTCACTCATTGGTCGTAACGTCTTTGCATTACTCTCAATCTCATTCATGGGTACTTTGCTTCTGCTGTATCGTTCTTGTTGTATTACGTCTGCTTTGGTCATATCCGTGGAATCATCAGGTTACGGAATGATAATACACTCAAGCCATTTGAGTTGTCAATGCACAGGTGCTAACCATTTGTTTTTGTTGGAGCTTTTCCAGCTCTATTCGCTAAGGAGTAAACTCCTAACCTCATCGACACGAAGATGTGTCGACCCATTCGGGTAACGATCTGGGCTAGATTCGCACTCCAGTCCGTTTTCATAAGCTCTTAGAAATAAACTACATTCTAGTCAGCTTGGCAGCTTCCTTACATTCCGTTTATTTTGGTATACAGAACATGCATCGATCTTATGAAAGCCGTTGCTTCGAGGCTCAACAAACTTGCTAAGTTTGATCAAGGCTAATTGTGTCGGCACAGGCCGACTATCATCATCATCATGATTTTCCTACCCCATATTATAATTGTACGTGCAAATTTGATCTAAGTCAGACGTAACAGAAAATAGACTGATCGAGTCATATCCCACACCCTGTACTGGTCTATTTTCTCTAAGTCTTCCGTAAGAACAAAGCGTATCTTATCAAGACGATTTTTGCAAAAAATGAACGTATCCCTGAAGAAGGGGCCCTCGTTAATTTTTCACAACAAGGGGGTTCCTAAGAGGTCACCCCAAATCATATTGACAATCTACTTTCACACTAAGGGGGTAATACAAATAGGAAAATCATCATGCTGTTGATCTTTTTATTTTATTAACTTAACTGAAACAAAGGAGCTATATTATGACACAGTTAAATTTATTTACATTCAAATCAGTAGAGCCAGAGTCAGACATTGAGAAATTGGCTGGCATGGTTCAGATTGATACAGTTGATATGGACATTATCGACTTGGATATACAAACAGCAGAAGAGACTGGTGACTGGCAGAGATTGAGCCAGTTGCTTGAGATCAAAAAATCAATTGTAGAATAGGAGGAACATATGACTACATTGACAACACTTCAAGACTTAGTTCAGATTCGTGACCAGCTCAATGAGAAACTTGATCTTATTGAGCAACAACGTATCGAGAATGAGAAACAGAATGAATCAATTACTACGGAGATGTTAGATGAAATCGCTAAACAATTCAGACCTACACCGAATACCAACAAGGCTTTTGAGGACAAGCTGGTCGCAGTTCTCATCTCTCTTGTCAACTTGTTTGGTGACGACAGTAACGAGGTTATCATCCAAGCTAAACTGGGAGATCAAATCACCAGAATGTTTGAGAAGATGGCAGACAATGTTCTCAACCAAGGTCAAGCCCTCAAGAAAGAACTCAAGGTACTATATCGTCAGGATGTCGGCATTGAGATTACACAGAACCAAATTGAGGATAAACAGGAGCAGATCAACAAGATGCGATACCAATACACGATACTCACTTGGTGCTTCAAGGTTTGCAGAGATAAGTTCAGACCTCAAGTCAAAGGTATCACAGGTATCGACTTTGGTCAGTACACGATGCTCAAAGATATGCCAAAGGTTGTTCACAAGATCAAGCAAGGCAAGAAGTTGACCATCGATACTTTGACTAATGATCGTGACTTATTTCTAGACATCAGTAATCAAGAGGGCATTGTTGAAATGCCTGAGGATTTACAGTAACTTCATCAACATTGGGAGAGCCAGAGATGGTTCTCTCAAATTTATAAGAGGATATCATGGATTTAAAAACCAAGAAAAGATTACTTGATTTAAAACGAGACAAACTATTACATGACAGAGCCCTCAAGAAATATCAGAAGTCTGTGGATGCAGGTAATATGTATGATCTAAGGATTGTTCACTACATAAAAAAAACGCTTGCATCAATAGAATCAGATATCAAAAGACTTCAAGGCTCTGCTTGAACAGGGTTTCCCCTAGACTGAGGTAGGATCGAAAACAAAAAGGTTTTTGATTCTACACCCAGGGTTTGTCTTTATCGCCTCAGACCAGTCAGTTAAATGCCATTATCGCCTCAGAAAGGATTTATTATGTCACAAGATATATTACAATGCCCAGCATGCAAACAACACAGCCTCAGAGAGATGACTAACCATGAAATCGATCAATGGTACTGTGTACTATGCTTACTGCATATCAAAAAGCCAAAGAAGACTGGTATTGGTAGAGCAGTTCACAAACAATATCCCAAGAAAATTTACAATAAGGGGGGCAAATGTTTTTTTATTTATTAGCTGGTTTCATATCAGCATGTGCAATACTCTTTTTACTTGCAAAATTAGGCATGAAAAGAGTTCTAAACTATGACATCATTGTCGATGTAGTATCGACTCTGGCTCTCATATTTATGTTTGCTGGCACATTTGCTGGCATGATGGCTGGTGTCATAGGTGGTGCAATCATATCCATTGTTCTATTTATTCTAAAGAAAACAATAGGTTACGAGAAGCCAGTAAGAAAAGGATTCAAAGTGCATTGGGAGTATGTTCCACCAAAGTAACTTTGATAGTGTCATGTTTGGGGCG